GGCAAAACGTGTATTGTACGCCACATTGTTTGGAGCTTCGGGAACTAAGTTATGGCTGTATATCTTTGGAACCAATGATCCAAAGAAAGGAAAATCACTAAAAGACGGCTTCTTGAAAGCAATACCAGGATTTGACCTTCTTGTTAAACGGCTGGAGAAGATTTTCAAAAGCAATTATAGAGATGGAAAGAGCTTTTTTCTAAGCCTAGCAGGAAATCGAATCTATGTGGATTCTCCGCATAAATTACTGGTGTATCTTCTGCAATCCACAGAAAAGATAACGTGTTCTTCAAGTCTAGCCACAATTGTGGAAAAACTCGAAAAGGAGAATATCGAGTATACTCCATTAATTTACATGCATGACGAAGTACAGTTTATGGTGAAAGAGTCGGATGCTGAAAGGGCAGCAGAAATCGGGATAGAAGGCTTCCGTGAAGGACCAAAGAAGTTCGGCATAACCATAATGGATGGCTCGTCTAAAATCGGAATGAACTGGGAGGAAACACACTGAAATGTATGCAGTCCATGTAAAATTTCGGGAATATGGACGTTGGAGTAACCTATACACGTATGTCTCCCCGAGAGAATTTGCTGTGGGAGATTTCCTACTATTGCCAACTGGAGATTTCTTCGGTGTAGGGAAGGTCTTTGGGTGTGATAGGGAGATAGACCCAAATAAGAAATACAAGGCCGTAATAGCTAAGTTGAACAAGCCTATCGCTGACTACAAAACATACCTGGAGAAAAAGAATGACAAGTAAAGAATATTTCATGATCAATCTGATGGAGGAATTGGCAGAGTTGATTCAGGCTTCTGCCAAAGTCCTTCGGTTTTCTGACAAACACCAGTTTGAAGATTACGAACGTACCAATATCGAGCATTTTCAAAAAGAATTGTTAGATGTGTTGGCTTTGCTGCATATAGTGGCGCTTAAGTATGAGTTGAAGTTAGACTTTTCTACTGAATCGATGCTGCCACATATTGAGAAGAAGCTGGACATGTATAAGACCGCCCTGAGGCTTGGTACGGTGGTTATTGAAAAAAATGATACTCCTAATTGACGGAGATATGCTAATTTACGAGAGTGTCTCTTCAAGGTACTTGGATAACAATCCTACAGTTGATGAAGAGACAGGAGAATTAATGACCTACTCCGAAGAAGAAACTGCGGAGTTTATTGAAGAATGTTGGACAAAATTCAAGAAGCTTTTGGATGAATTGTTGGAGAGATTCTATTCTACTGAATACCTAATGGCTGTTAAAGGACAAAATAATTTCAGGCTTCAAATATATCCTGATTACAAAGCCAATAGGAATCGTGGAGCAAATGTAAATCCTGCCAGGAAATATGCCAAGGTCTTAACAGAAAGAATTTTGGAAGAAGGCCTTGGGATTGCTGCCCACGGAGTTGAAGCGGACGATTATGTCCGTTACTGGGCAGAGGAATGTAGGGCGTACGGAATCCCATATGTGGTGTGCACTGGAGACAAGGATCTTAAGTGTATTCAAGGACGTTACCACAATTTCCAAAGAAGGCATATGACAACTGTGGAAATTGCTGAGGAAGAAGCGAAAAGATTCTTTTACGAGCAACTTCTTAAAGGAGATCCAACTGATCATATTCCTGGATTGCCGAGAGTTGGAGATGTAAAAGCCAAGGAATTTCTCAAAGATGCAAAAACAGAGGAGGAAATGCAAGAAGTCATAGTTGACAAATATATGACTTTCTTTGGAGAAAATTGGCTAGATTACCTTATGTCCAATGGTGCTTTATTGTACATTAAGAAGAATCCAAATGATTGGTTCAAACCACGTGATTGGGGTGTCGTTAAGGAGGTTCTAGGTGATTGACATTAAAGAGCTTGTAGAGAAGTTTCAAGAAAATAAGCTTACGAATGCACAAATTGCGGAGATGTATGGTGTAGAGGAAAGCACTATTCGAAACATACGCCTGCGGAAACGCCGTAAGAAACAAACAAAAGATTATAAATTCAATTCAGAAAACCCAACAAATTATGGTAAAAGGAGGTTTGATTGTGAAACGGTTAAACTTATTCGCCAAAAATATGAGGATGGAGAGACCATAACACGTTTGAGCGAAACTTTCGGGCTCTCAAGAGCGCCAATGAGGCTTTTGGTGAATCACCTTACTTATAAGGAGTGTTGACAAGTGCCAATTTCTTCAAAAGTTAGTCTTTCATTCACGAAAGCCGAACTAGAGCGTAGATATTATAAGCTACACAACTTGTTAGAAACTCGGGAACTTACTTCCAGTAGTGAAGGTGCGGGAAATGGAAATTGGGCGACTCCCAAAAAATTGTGCGCAACAACCGGCAATATTGAAGAAATTTCATTGGCAATCGAAGATCTGAAAGCCATTCTATTACAAATCTCAAAATACAAATGAAACCACTCCCTACACAACGACTACTGAAAAGAAGATTAGAATATTTACCAGAAGAGGGAAAGCTAATTTGGTTGTCTAAACCTGCTTGGTGGAAAGACTCGGCAAGATGGAATGCTAGATACGCCGGAAAAGTTGCTGGCAATATTTCGACTGATGGCCACATCCAAGTGATGATACTCGGAGAAAGGTACTTTGCCGATAGGGTAGTCTGGAAAATGGCAATGGGAAAAGATCCATCTGGGCGTATAAAACATTTGAATGGCGACAACAGTGACAATAGGCTGGAGAACTTGTATGTATTACAGATTCAATAATGAAGGGAATCATTCACTGATTATAGAGGCACTTTCAGAAGAGAGTGCTCAAATAATCCTTCGTATGCACAGCAAGTATGGCTATAAGCTTGTGCAGACTGCTAGATATTTCGCTGAGTTTGATATGTTAACTCAGAGGAATGTCCGCGTGATTTTGTTGGAGGAAGATGATCCCGCGTATCAATCTGAACGGACACTGGCAATTCCCTAACCAAATGGGTGAATCCGACTTTGTTGGATTCATCTATTTGATCAAGGATACAGTGCGAAGAAAGTTATATTTGGGAAAAAAGTTTTACAGAACTCCAAATGGTGTAGAAGGAAATTGGAAGTATTACACATCTTCTTCCACAAAATTCTCGCAGTTGATTAAAGAGAAAAACAAAGTCGGATTCGAGTTTATTTGTTTGGACCAATATCGCACCAAAGCGGGATTGGCATATGCTGAGACGTGGGCGCTGTGTCACGTGGATGCACCATTAAGCCCATTGTGGGTCAACAAAAGAATAGAGGCAATTCGCTGGAATGTCAGCGAGCGTGTCTCAGAGTTAACCAAAAAGAGATTACAACATGAAGTTCTTGTCCGCAATTTTTAACCTATTTGGCGTTATCGCTTTATTGATTGGAGGCCTCATGATCCTATGGGGCGGTGCATTTACTCCTGTTCATATGTTCTTGCTCGGTGGATTGCTATTGTTTCTTGCGAATCTCTTGAGTAATTTTGGAAAGGGAAAGAGCGGAAACAAGCTGTCTGCGTAGTATGACACAGTCTACGCGAAGTCCCGTTGTAAAACGTGGACTTCCATGTATAGGCTCGGAATGTAATTCTAGCGATGGACGCGAATTATACGAAGATGGGAGAAGTCATTGTTATTCATGTGACACCACATTCTACCCGAAAGGTCATCAAGTTGCTAGGACCTACACTTCTCCTCAACTAAGTATTCAACAGATTGGTAATTTGGATTCATTTGCTATAAGGGATCGTGGTATATCAAAGGAAGTCACTAGTTTCTTTGGCGTGAAAATGTCTGTGGATGTCAATACTGGATTGACTAGCCACCATTACTATCCATATGAGAACGGGTACAAAGTCAGGAAGTTACCCAAGGAATTTATATGGGTGGGCAAAGCAGGCGGAGTTTTCGGTAAGGATAAGTTCGCGGCAAAGGGTCAGCGGTTGGTGGTATGCGAGGGAGAGATCGACACACTCTCCGTAGCACAAATGTGGTATGACAAGTACAAGACCATCTTCCCTGTAATTGGCTTGTCATCCAGCGGTGCAGTAAAGGAACTGTTGCTGATAAGGGATTGGATACGTGAGTTCGATGAAGTAGTCATCGTTTTTGATGAAGACGATGCCGGAAGAAAAGCTACGCAGGAAGCAGTTAAGATTATCGGGTTCGATAAGGTCAGAATTGCCAGACTTCCTTTAAATGATGCCAACGAGGTGTTGGTAAAGAAGGGTTGGGGGGAACTTTTACGTTGTGTCTATAACGCAGAGAAGTATAGACCTAAGGGTTTTCTGAACAAGGAAGAAATATGGGAGTCTTTGGAGTTATATAATAAGACAGTCAGCTTGCCCTATCCTGATTGTTTGAGTGGTTTAAATGAAAAAATAAAGGGATTGCGTTTCGGAGAGATTGTGCTGCTCATTTCTGGAACAGGCTCCGGGAAAAGCAGTGTAATGAGGGAGATTATTTATCATATTATTCAAACCACGGAGGACAAAGTAGGGATTGTGGCTTTGGAGGAAAGTGTTGCAGAGACAGCTAGGAAGTTGTCCTCGATGGTCTTGAATCGAAATTCTTCAAAAGAAATTATTCCACTGGAAGAATTGAAAGTCGGCTTCGATCAGGTTTTCAAAGACGATCGGATTGTACTGCTTGATCACCAAGGTTCGATGAATGAGACGGACATTATTTCGCAGCTGGAATATATGGCTTTGAGCGGATGTCGATATTTGTTCATTG